CCTTACATTATCAGCTTCTGGATCTATGGCTTGTATAACGTAAAGGTTATTAGGTGCCGACTCTGAAACTCTTAAATAAGTTCTTAACAAAGCATCTGAGTAGAACCCACGATTTAACTCGCTATTCATAACGTCTGCATACTGAGGGAAAGCAGGAAAATATGTTTTAGCGTCCGTTTGTAGCTCTGTATCTCTTGACGCTCCTCTAGACCAACCTTCACCTTTTTGGATATCTTGAGATACTAATCTAGCATTTTGACTAGCTGATCTAATACCGGGCTCTTCTGAGATGTTTGGAGTCTCAAACTGAAAAGCAGCTAAGTCTTCTTGCTCTTGTTCTGCTGTCGGCCCATCGTCTTGTAGTATCTCGCCCTCATCATCTAACTCGAATGGTCCAGACCCCCTAGCTTTTGGCCCTTGGTTTCGTCTAGAAAGATGGTCGTCTATATCTACTGTTATGGGTTCAATATTTGGAAACAGCTCTTTAGCTCGCTGCTTCACCAACTCTTCTTGCCCCTCTGTAGTAGATTGATACCAGATTGCATTACCTAACTCATTCCTAACCTCTACAACTCTATCAGAATCAGCCAAACGTCCATGAGCATATCCTAATATGTCTACAAGAACTTCGTCTTGTTTATTACTGTCATACAAAAATTGATCAGAGGACTCTTTAAAGGTATTTACCTTTTCTTGGTTTGTGCTGAACAATATACCAGCAGACCCTTTACCCACATCTGCTGCAGAATGATTAGGTATTTGATTTAATCGGGCTTCTAGGTCGGGGTTTTCTTGTCTAACCTCATTAAAAATACCTATGCTAGCCCTGTCTATAAATACTGAATCTTTACCAGTGGTTGGGTCTAACATGGCTTCTATTTGAGCTTTTATCCATGTTTTAGGTTCCGGAGCTACCTCTCCAATATTAGTTGTATTGTACCGTTCTTTTAAAAAAGCTTCGTACTGTTTTTTTCTATACCCTTCAGTAAGCTGTTCCCTAGCTTGTTCCATTACTCTAGTACCTGTAGCAGCTTGGAGTCCACCTGCTATAGTGCCACCAGCCGCACCTATACCTACCCCACCAAAGAAACCAGCAAATACAGCTTGTGCTCTATCTAAATTAGCCTGAGATTGTTTGTAGTCCTCATCAATAACAAATTTTTGCTGTACTGTAAGTTCTTCTTGCAAGCCCTCTGTAATACCTTCAACTGCCCCAGTCCTACCTGCACCTTCTCCAATAGCAGATAAAATACGTTTATGAACAGGGCCAGAACCTTTGTTTTTAAGAATGTTTGTTAAACTTTTAAATACTAAAGCTTCAGCGCCTACACCAATAGCAGCAAATGGCACACCTATCGCACCCGCTCTAAAGGCAGATACAGGGTCTATCATGTCTTGATCTTTATAAGTTCCAAATGCTATACCTGCACCTTGTGGATATTCTTGAGCTACTGCACCTGTAACCGCTCCAACTTTCGCAGCAGTCCCTAAACGCATAGTTTTAAAAGCTCCGTACGAGCCTTCAAGTAAATCAGTCTCGTCTTTACTTAAAGTATGACCCTTCATCTTTTTTAAGTAAGCTCTTTTAATTTCTTGTTTGGCTACGTTGTTAACGAGCCCTTTAGTAACGCCACTTAGCCCCGCTACTACTACACCGGCACCTGCACCTGCTAAACCCGCTGTAAGACTAGCAACAGCAGAAGGTGCAAATTGACCTGTTGCGCTAAATACTTGTCCTACAAACCCACCAAAAGTAGGTTTGTCTAAAAACTCATCAAACTGCTGAACATCACCTAGCTCTATAGCACCCTGTTCTTCTAGATATTCAGCTTCTTTTATATTATCAGCGAGGGCTTTTTGGTCTCCAAGTATCGAATTACCTATACCTTTAAAGTACTCTATATTTGCTGCTAGGTTGTAGGCTCCAGAAGATACCCCTTTCTTAAATATTTCTACAGGGTCTGTAACCTCTGCGCCTATGTTATCTAAGTTTTCTTTATAAGCAGGAGGCGCTAGGGATTCTTGTCCTAGTTTTTCTTTGTAGGCTGGTTTAACTTTTGCCACACGAACTAGCTCCCAGTCCTTGCAATAATATAATTAGCAGCTTCTGCGCTGCCAGTTAATCTAACAAAATCGGCATAAGACATGCTTTCTTCAGCTTCATACCTTTGATTTTGAGTACTTAAATTTGTAAATATAATGCTTTCTGGATTACCCTCCGCGTTTCTTTTTACCTTCAAGCTTTCAAAACCTGAGCTAATAGTATCTGCATTAGAACCACTTCTGCCCAACCAGTCTAAAAACCAATCTTTCCAACTTTCAGAACCTAAACGATCAGCTTCATCTCTCATACGCTCTATAACCATTAGATCATACATGTCTAGTTCTTTTCTATTAGCTTCATTGTTCCTAACTTTATTCATCATCTGAATACCAGCTACTTTCATTTTTGCTATATAGTCTGCATTTCCATAGTCTCTTTCGCCGTCAACAACTCCAGCAGTAAACGCCTCTTTTAGGTCACCAAAAATGTCGTTCCTGTTTTCAACTTCCATAGCTAACCTACTTCTGGCAACATCTAAATTACCTGCAGAGATACTAGTCTTAGTAAGATCATCTCTTGTTATACTTGGGTTGCCCGTTTCACCTTCGTTTATTAGAGCGTTATACAAATTTTGTTGAACTTGTGGGTCAAAAGAAGAAGCTGTAGCAATCATAATAGAGGCAGCCCTATAGTTAGCGTCCGACATAATCCCGTCTTGTTTCGCTTTTACTAAGTCCTCTTTCTTTTTAATTTTTAAGTCATCTAGGAGGGTCTTAACCCCTTGGACAGTGTCTTGATCTAACTGCTTAATAAACTCTTGGTTTTTAGGATTAGCAAACCATTGAACTGCTTTTTCAGGATCATTTGGAATTTGGAAAATAGCGTTAGTTTGACCTTCATTGAACACAGGTGTTTGTTGAGTTGCTTCTCCTCCAGTGCCCTTAATCGCATTAATACCCGCCATGCCTCCACCAGCTATAGTAGAAGTTGTAATAGCACGGCCTGCATCGAGTTTTCTACCTGCTACGTTCACCGCTTGTGTTGCTTCATCAGTTAAACCCATAGATTTAGCCGCATCTCCAATAGGTTGATTTGTATTCTTCCTTGTTGCTGTTTTTACAACCTCTCCAGGTTTAGTAACTGACTTAACAGCAAGGTTCTTTATACCTGTAAGTAACTTAGGGCCAAACTTAATAGCAGCTATACCCCCCCGTACAGCTCCGCTCGCAAGTAAACCAGCCCCAGGAACAAGTAATAATCCATTAGAAACAAGTAAGGCTTTATCCGTAGTGCTTAAACCGTTCCACCAGTTTCCCCAAGTTTCTTGATCTTCTGGAGATAAATCCCCTACAGATTGCATATCTGACTCGCCAACAGGGGTACCGGTTTGTTCGATAAGTTGTTGTGTTTCTCCAGAAACGTCTTGATTTGCAACATCCTCTTGGAGAGTAGTAGCATCAATGCCAAGCCTACCGGGTCTTGACCTTTGTTTCTCCTCTGTAGCTTCCGTTTGTTGACTAGGAGCAGGAATTGACTCTAAACCAGTGGGTTGTGAACCGCGGCTTGGGTTTATTTGTTCTATTTGCTCATTAAGAGACGCAATTCCAGTAATAAAAGCATCTGGAGGAGCATCTGGGTCGGCAAGTAATTTACTTGCTACCCCTTTAATTTGATTTTCAGCAGTTTCAAATATTAAATCTTTTCTCCACTTACCTACCGCACTGCCAGATATACCATTTCTAGCTACTTGGTTATCAAATAAACCCTCATAGATAAGCTCAAGCTGACTTTGAGTTACAAGAGCTGGTTTATCATCTGCGTCTGACGATCTATTTAAAGTAACTGGAACTATTTCTCCGTTCTTTTTTCTAATTTCTAAAATAAAACGAGGCCCGTCTTCTGTTTCTATTTGTCTAGGTCTACCTGCAAACTCTCCGACTACTTCATTGCCCTCTGCGTCGTAATACGCTCGACCCCTATTTTCGGAGTTTACTAAATCAAGGTAACTCTGAGTGCTAAAGTTATGTAGTTTTTCTAAATTTACTTCTGTTCCTTTTTGAGGATCTAGGGTAAACACATCAGCTGCAATAAACTCATTGTTAAGCTGTTGCCCTTGCTCACGTTTACGTTGACGTTGCAGAACTCCTAATTGCTCTTTGTTAGTCGCTATGCCGCTGGCTCTACTTAAGCCACCTAAAAACATGTCTCCTAATCTATCTCCTCTAAGCGCCATAATATTTCTCTAGATTGCGAATGCTAATAGTGCAGCAGACGCTAAACTACCTCCCAACCCAATCATTTGACTTTTGTGTGATGCTTTTGCGCTGTTATATGCGTTTCTTTTATTAGCCGCCATAGCCGAAGCGTCGCCTAAACCAGACAGTGCGCTTCTGTTTACACCCTGCCCGATGTTAATAAGATCAGCTAGAGTAGATCTATTTACTTGATCTTGTTGTATTCTTGCGTTGTTTAACATCCCTGTAGTAGTTGTAGCCCCGCCTAAATTAAAAGCTTTTTCTTGTTCTTGCCTTTGCACTGCTGTTAACCCAGCCCCTCCATACCTTTCTATGTTTCTTTGTTGAATTCCTCTAGCAATTTCAGTTTGTTTAGCTGCAGACTCTCCTGCTTTGTCTATTAAACTAGTATCAGTTTGAGCGTCCTCTAGAAGGCCTTCTTCAAATCCTCTAAAATCCCTTACATAGTTTTCGTAATCAGAACGAGTAATGTCTGCATAGGTTTTTTCTGGATCAGTAACCTCGGGCAAAGACGTAGTAGAATAGTCAGTATACGCATCCCCGAGCCCCATAACTGCTTGTTCTATCATCTGCATTATCCTGGTAGACTCCCATCTAAATTGTATCTACCATAGCTACCGACATCAAGCCTGCCTAAAGTACTGCTATCTTGCGTTTTTCCTAAACCCGCTGGACTAAAGAAAGAACCACCGTCGCCACTTCGTTTATTTTGTATGCCTTGACCCAAAAGAGCACTACCAACATTAAGCCCGGCTTGAAGTCTAGCATCTCTAATCGTTAGTTTATCTCTAGCTTTACTTAAATCACTAGTAGATTGAATATTAGCGGCTCTACTTAGACCTGAAACTGCATCTGCTTGTTGACCTCTTCCAGTACCTAGTACCCCAAGTTGCCCTTCTCGTTTAGCCCCTAAAGCAGTTCGTTCGGCTTCTAATTGTTGACTACCACCTGCTGAAGCTATATCCGCTGCTGCATCTACAGATCGAGCTGCTTGTAAAGTAGGCCTAGAAGTCAAGGCTTGCATTACATCAGCTCCTGCTCTTCCGGTAGATATGTCTGAAAAATCTTTAGTATCCGTAATATCCCTTAGCCTACGAAGTAAGGGTCCATAGTTCTCATCAAAATAGTCTTTTTCTGCTTTTGCTACAGCTGCGTTTAGCTTTTCAGGTTCACTGGGCTTATAATCTTGTTTTTTAGGTTTATTACTCATCTACTTCCTTTGTATAAACTCGTGTATTCAAGCTAAACCCTTGCTTTAACGCATACTCTTCCATTTGCGAAACAGAAGATCTAGCCTCTATATATCTACAGCCTGCCTTACGAGCAAGCTCTTCAAACCATTGTACATGTTTCATCCAGTTATGTTTACCAGTTTCGTACACGTACGCTATCCAAATTAATAACGTCCTATCACCAGTAAAAGGGTCTATTTCTGTACTAAGAACTAAAAACCCCATAGGCGATGTAAACAATTCTGCCCTACCATTGACGCACTCGCTGTATACGTCTTCTGGTCTAAAAGTAAGATTAGAGTCTTCCGCTATTATTGACTCAATTCCTATTTTTACTTCAGGCCAACATTTTCGTATGTCTGCAAGCTGCGGTAAAATAAACTCGTCTTCACTAATAATCTATCTCCTTGCCATACCTTCTATATCTTTTTCTAGGGTTTAGACCGACTCCTTTATACTTAACAAGTCTTTTAACTCCAAGGTCACCCGCTCTTGATCTAGCTTCGGCTTCTCTAACTTGTTCATCGAATAAATTTCTGTAATCAGCGGCTGCTCTAGGATCACTCCATTCTTTGGCAGGTATTCGTAACAGTCTCCATAAAGCTCCAAAAACAATTCCGTCTCTGTAATCTGTAGAAAAATCTGTATCTATATTATTAGAAGATCTAGTTGGTTTAAGAGCTACACTAACCCTGAAGCCATTCGTTTGAGTAGCATTAGGTACAGGGGCTATATAAAAAATATCTGGAGACTGTTGTAGAAACACTTCAGGTATACCAGTTCTATCTCTCCAATCTGGGTAGTTGAGTTCTAAACTACGAGGGCTAGTAGGATCCATGTCCTCACCATCATAAGTCATCCATAAAATCTGATGTACATCTGTGCCAGTAGGTTGATCGAATTCATATTCGAATACTCCACTTATGCTTGTTATAACATCTAGTTCAACTATGTAAGCTTTGGACTTTTCGCATAGCTCTATAGTTGCAGAGCGCAAGTTAGACTCTACTAAAGTATCGGGACAACCAGGTACGTAAGGCAACACCTCTTTTACTAGTGAGTCAAAGCTAGCCATATTATCCTCCTACGTTAGAAACCATCCTACCTGCAGAATAATCTAAGTTAGGATTAGTAATGTTTGAAGCTGCTGTAGATTGGCCTAAACTATTGTTAAACAAAGCGTAATGTTGATTAGACCTAACCGCATTGCCTGCATACTCTGAGTCTTTCAAGTACGCCTTAAATAAAACAAAGTCTACTATCGGATTAGCGAAAATATCATCAACGTCGATTGTTGCGCTGGTGTTGGCTAAATCAGTAGGGGTTTTAGAATACACAATTTCTACGTACGCATTCCCAGCCACACCAGGATACACGTAGAATTTTCTAGGGTCATCTTGATCAAAAGCATAATGTTTAACAACCGTGCCATGTGCTGCATCTCCTGAAACAGTTGGATTATTCCAGTCTGGTTCTTGGGTATTAAGTATGTCGAAGTCAACTATACGAATAGACCTAGCTCCTGTAGCACTTCCTGCAGTGCCTGACATATTTCTAGTGATTTTTATCAAACGTAACCCATCGGTAGGAATCGACTGCAGCGTACCTGTCCCCAATTGAACATTCGCTGTAGAAGCTGAGGCATCGGGTCTAAGGTTTACAACCTCTCTTTGAGCATCGTTTATATATCTAAGAAGTTCTGCTTCAGGCCACCTTACACTTGTAGTATCTTGTAAAGTGTCTTGAACTCTAGATATTAAATTTGCTCCAGTCAGTGTTCCCATTTTTTACTTTAATTAAGTGCAGCTTTTAACTCTTCTATTAAAGTTGCTTTAGTCTTACGTCTATCTAACTCTATACCAATAGTACGTCCATGTTCTTCTAGTTGTGCTTTTGTCATATCGTCAAAAGCTATTGTTAGTTCTTCAGGTATTACAGGTGCCTCCTCTACAGGTGCTTCCTCTACAGGTGCTTCTACAACTGGAGCAGCTTCTACTGCACTTTCTTCAATTTCTTTTCCGCCTTGTTGTAAACACAAAACTCCAAAATCATGCCCCACAGATTTAGGCACACCGGCTTCAAATGAATCCGCGTGACCCCAAGTGGATGCTACATATGTATCTTGATCAAATACTATTTTCATATCTTACTCCTTAATAAATTTACAGGTGACTAACAATTGTTAGCCACCCATAAAATGTTATCACAATTAGAATGCGACATCTAATCTTATAACACCGAAGTCTTCAGACTGACCTGTTATGTCAGAATTGTACTTAGGTTTTTTAAGACCGAAAATCTTACCAATTGAGATACCGTTTTGGTTTCCGTAGTCGAAAGTATCTTCAACTATTTCTGGAAGACCAATGTCAGCCATCGCAAGTGCTTGCGCACCACAGAATAGACATGACGCGTAATCAACATCTGCATCCGCACCACCTTTGTATCCAGCAGAACCAGCATTGCTGGATGTACCGGCTGTAGCGCCCGAAGTGTTAAATACATGCCTAAACTCATGAACCATAACACCATCAACCATTAAGCTAGAAGATCCAGCAAATAGTTCGTTGTTTGGTCCTCTGATTCCAGCGCTTCTTACGTTTGATAAGAAGTCTGAATCGAGTTTAAGGTCAGCCATTACCTGCGGAGAAACAAAGAAATGATACATCTCTTCATTACCAGCGCCTCTCATTCCTCTGATGTACTGATCTTTAGCAAAAGCTTTTAGATCGACAATATGCCTGTACTTCAAAGTATCAGATGCAGTAATAGATGTAACAGAACCGGCAGCAAGATTATTGCCACTGAGTCTTTTGTGTCTATTACTTGTTGCTGCAGATACGTCACTGTTAAACGCTAGATCTCCAAGGTTCTGTCCTGATGTAAGAACAGGCCTTATAGCTCCGTTGTTTTTGTTAGTATATGCAACACCAGCTAGCGACAAGAACGCAAGTTGGTCTATCCTATCAGCCATTGCATAAGCAAGTGCGTCTCTAGAATGCTCACGGAAATTTACAACTGATTTTTGATCCGCTAGTCTGCCCGAAAGCCTATTAGCAAATCTTAATTGATCAAGCTGCACGACGATGTCGAAAGATCTTAACGCCTCTTCATTTCCTTCTAAGGTGTTGTCTCCAACAATACCATCACCGGTCATGTCAGCAAGAAGAGTTAAAACTGCTCTTGCTCCTTTCTCGGATTGGGTAAGTTCAGAAATTTCCTGAACCATTGCGTTGGGTCCGCTACCTGCGAATTGATTAATGAAGGACATATTTCTAGCGACACGCCAGAAATCACGAGACCAGATAGTGAGTTGTTCACTGGTCAACGCGCTAAAGTTTGTATTAGCCATTTATATACCTTTTAAGTTTAAAAGTTAACCAGTCGCTATATTCTGGGGCGACTATTACCCGTTTACCCTTTATCGTTGGGAAACGTCAACGTGATTATAACGAACACGAACTCGACCATGTTTTACGTCTTGATTGACGAATAACGTGTTTTACCTCCACGACGAGGGCTAAGTATCGTCTTAGCGAACGAACTTCTATCTTATACTACCCAAAATCCCCGCGCAATCTTTTAAGGGTCTCATCGGGTAGTGCTTGAAATTCTTTTTCAGACAATTTATTAAGGTCAATTGGCTTGTCTCCACGTTGAGCAGCTCCTTCTCCTTTCATAGACGGAGGCTGTTGCTGTGAAGCTTCTATCTTAGCGCTAACTTTAGCAGTTTGTTTCTTTTTATTAAGTTCTGCTATTTTTGGGTCAACTTTAGGAGCTTCTGTTTGTAATAATTCAGGTTTTTTTAGACTTAAAGTAGTGTTTACAGCTTTATCTAGAGCATAAGCGCCGTCATATCCTTGAATCATAAAAGCATCACGCAGGTCTAGAGCTTCTTTTAACAAATCGGGGTCATGTTCAGCGCTATTTACGTCAAAAATTGGAAATTGTTGCTCTAATTCAGCAGCTCTAGCTTGGATTGCTTGAGCTTCTGTAGACTGTTGTATGTTTTGGGTAGTACTTTGCTGAACTTCAAACATAATTTGTTGTTTTTCAGCGTTTCTTATCTCATTTCGTAGATTAGTAGCTTTTTCGCTCTCTCCATCAAGTACAAGTTGTTGATACTCTACTTCTTTAGTACCAAAATCATACTGTGGGGCTTCCGTAACGGTCTCTACTTTAGCTTGGTTCAGATCATCTAGTTGTTTTTGAAGAGCTTTTTGTTTAGCAAGCACTTCGTCTAATCTAGACTTAGGTACCATGGGGGCTTTTTGTTCTTCTATTGGACTAGGTTCCTCTTCAACTTGTTGTACATCGTCTTGTACAGCTTGTTCGTCTCCTGTTTCCACTTCTGTTTCTGCTGTGTTTTCTGATTCGCCCACTGCTTCTGTTTCTGTTGTGTCGTCAGCTTCCTCTGGTTGAGTTTCTTCGCTCTCTGTTTCTGGTTCTTCTGTAGTTTCTTCTTCAACTTCTTGCTCCTCCATAGCAATTGGGTCGGTATCTTC